CGCGGCGGTCAACCTGAACAAACTCCTGCAATTATCTTGTGGTGCGGTCTACTCAGACTCAGGCGAGACCATCGAGTTCGACATCCGCAACCGCTACGCCGTGCTGAAAGAAGTTATCGAGGAGTCAGCCAAGAAGGTGCTCATCTTCGTACCCTTCCGCAACTCCATCGAGATCATCACGGCCAAGTTGACCAAGGACGGCTACAGCGCCGAGATCATCAACGGCGACGTGTCTGCGGCCAAGCGTGCGGACATCTTCAAGCGGTTCCAAGAGACACCCGAGCCCCGCATCCTGGTGATTCAGCCGCAGGCGGCAAGCCACGGCGTGACCCTGACCGCAGCCGACACGGTGGTGTGGTGGGGGCCGACGAGCAGCCTGGAGACCTATGCCCAAGCCAACGCCCGGGTTCACCGCGCAGGCCAAAGACACCCAACTACGGTTGTACGTCTTATAGGATCTAACGCGGAACGCCACGTTTACAAAATGCTTGACGCTAAAGAAGATATTCACACACAAATAGTTGACCTCTACAAGGGGTTACTTGACTGAGTGACGAAAAGTCACTACATTGAAGCGTTACTAACTAAAACGGAGATCGAGATGGAAGAGTCTGATAAGGACGGGGGCACTGTTCCCCCTGAGAAATTGGTGAAGGTCTACCTGAAGATGCGTGCGGCCAGAGAGACGTTGGTCAAAGCGCACGAGGCCGAACTCCAGAAGTTGGAAGATGCCATGAAGTCGGTCAAGCAGGGACTTCTTGAGTACTGCAAGACCCAGAACGTGGATAGCGTCCGACTGGCCGACGGCAGCGGTATGTTCTACCGCTCTGTCAAAAAGCGTTTCTGGACGAGCGATTGGGAATCCATGAGCCGCTTCATCTTGGAGCACAAGGTTCCCGAGTTGTTGGAAAAACGTCTGCATCAGGGCAACACGCAAGCGTTCCTTGAGCAGCACCCCGATTTGCTGCCACCGGGGTTGAACGTGGACAGCGAATACACCATCACGGTCAGGAGAACGTAGAGATGGAAGACAAGTACGTAGACATACAGAAGTTGGCCGAACACTTCTTGGTGTCTGTATCGACGGTGCGTGTTTGGATTCGTAAGGGCATCCTGCCTGCCGAGTCCTATCTGAAGGTTGGGAACACGTTCCGATTCAAACTGCCGGAGGTGGAAGCCGCTCTGCGGAATTACACCAAAACGCAAGATCAGAAGATGACCAACCCCCAACCTGTTTCTGTTGACGAAGACTTCTAAGGAGATACGAGATGAGCGAACTGACCCTGTTCAAAGGTGGCGTGCCTGCTTACCTGAAGGAACTGCAAGACGAGACGACCGACAGCCTGTCCGGTGGCGAACTTGGACAACGCCGAATCAGCATCAAGGGCGGTGTGTTCCGCGAGATGATCGGTGCCAAGGAGTACCGCGTCAGTGAGGATCGCGCCATGAACGTGATCATCATCAAGGCGTCGCCCAAGAACCACCGTACTTACTTTGCAGGTACGTACGTGGAAGGGCAAGCAGCGCAGCCCACGTGTTGGTCTACCGACGAGGTGGCTCCCGCACCCGAGGTGCCGGAAGATCAGCGCCAAGCATCGCGTTGCATGGACTGCCCCCAGAACGTCAAGGGTTCGGGCCAGGGCGACAGCCGTGCGTGCCGCTACTCTCGGCGCATCGCAGTGATGCTTGAGGGTGAGGTGGACAAGCGCGAGGTCTATCAGGTGATTCTCCCGGCCACGTCTGTGTTCGGCGATGGTGATAAGGGTAAGTTGCCCCTGCAAGCCTATGCCCGTCACCTGAAGGCACACGGTGTGCCGATTGCCGGAGTCATCACTGAGATGCGCTTCGATACGTCGGTGCCCACGCCGAAACTTGTCTTCAAGCCCCTGCGTCAGATCTCTGAGGATGAGTTTGGTGTGGTGCGCGAGATGCGCGATTCGGTCGAGGCCGAGGATGCCATCAAGATGAAGGTCGCCCCGCCCAGGGCCGAGCGTGCTGCTCCTGCGCCCAAGGCTGTCAAGGCTGCTGCTCCGGTGGCGGTCGAAGCCGAGGAAGACGAACCCGCCCCGAAGAAGGTTGTTAAGAAAGCCGATCAACCTCCGAAGGGCAATAGTTTGGATGCATTGGTCGCCGGTTGGGACGACGAGTAAAGTGGGTTCGGGGTGCGGAGACGCACCCCTCCTTTTCCTCAAACCTCAACCACTGCGGACATGCAAACCCAAGACTTCCTCAATACTGTATTGGGGAGCGACGGCTACATCTGCATCTTTGGTGCCAACGCCGAGAAGAAGCGGGTTGTTCAGAAGTTGTATCCCACTATCGACGCAGCGGCAGCGGCGGCGACGAATCTTCAAGAAGAAGGGTTTGATGCCTACTTTGGTCTGGCGACCTTTGCGACTGACAAGTCACGCAAGGCCGAAAACGCCAAGCACCTGAAGTCTTTTTTCCTCGACATCGACTGCGGCCCTCACAAGAGTGCAGCAGAAGGTTACCCGGGGGGACAGACCGATGGTATTGCTGCGTTGCGGCGTTTCGCTCAGACGGTAGGGCTACCTCGCCCAGTCATCGTCAACTCAGGCCGTGGACTGCACGTCTACTGGCCCATGACAGAAGTTGTTCCTGTAGAGGAGTGGCTTCCTGTTGCCGAACGACTCAAGGCGTTGTGCGTCAAACACAACCTGATTGCTGACCCCGTTGTCACGGCAGACGTAGCACGGGTACTTCGCGTACCGGGCACGCGCAACTTCAAGGACATCCCACCTAGACCTGTAAACCTGATTGGCGGTCTGTCACCCGCCACCGAGTTTGCAGAGTTCAAGAAGATCCTTGAGCGCGATGCACCGATCCTGCGCGTAGTCCCACCGCCCAAAACCCAAACGTCCTCGGCTGACGACGACCTAACCTCAGCCATCCTTGGTAACTATCGCAACGTCTTCCGCACCATCATCATGAAGACAGCCGCAGGGCGCGGCTGTGATCAGATTCGGCACATCATCGAAGATCAAGCGACGATGAGCGAGCCGATGTGGCGCGGTGGCTTGTCCATTGCAAAGTTTTGCGTGGACTCCGAACGTGCCGCCCACAACATATCAGCGAAGCACCCAGGCTACGACCCCGACGAGACGGCACGCAAACTGGATCAGATCAAAGGGCCGTACACCTGCGAGACATTCGACAAGTTGAACCCTGGGGTCTGCGCGAAGTGCCCCAACAAAAACAAGATCAAGAGCCCCATCGTACTGGGCCGAGAGGTTCAGGAGGCGACAGAAGAACAGAGCATTGTGGAGGACGTTCCCGAGAACGCACCTTCATCTGGCAAGCAGACCTATGTGATCCCTGGTTACCCCCGTCCTTTTTTCCGGGGGGTCAACGGCGGCGTGTTCAAGCGCACCAAAGACAAGCAGGGTGATCCGATTGAGATACCGATCTACCACAACGATCTGTATCTTGTTCGCAGGCTCAGTGACCCTGAGATTGGAGAAGCAGTAGTTGTCCGGTTGCATCTTCCCCGGGACGGAGTGCGCGAGTTCACCGTGCCGTTGGCGTCGATGCTCTCCAAAGACGAGTACCGCAAGCACATGGCAATGCACGGCGTAGCCGTGGTCAAGATGGATGAACTGATGGCATACACAACCGCTTGGGTAAACAAACTTCAAAGTGAAGCCGGGGCCAGTATGGCGCGGCGTCAGTTTGGTTGGATCGACAAAGACCTGACCGCCTTCGTGGTGGGGGACAAAGAGATCTATGGCAGTCACGTAGAGCACAACCCACCATCCAACGCTACGCTGAGGATGATCCCCATGATGCACCCACGAGGTACGTTAGAGGGGTGGAAGCGGGTGGCCGAGTTCTACAACCGACCCGGCATGGAGATGCACCAGTACGTGCTCGGCCTATCCTTTGGCTCACCCTTGGTGGCCTTCAGTGCAGACGGCGCGGCGTTGTTTCACATGTTCAGTAAGGACACCGGACTCGGCAAGACAACTGCTATGCGGGTAGCCAACAGCGTCTGGGGTGACCCAGGCGAGTTGATGTGCCAGGAGCGGGACACCTACGCCACCAAGATGAACCGTGCGGAGGTGTTCAAAAACATCTTCCTGTCCATCGACGAGTTGACCAACATCCAGCCGAAAGAAGCGAGCGACTTCCTGTATCAGTTGACAGGTAAGAAGCAGCGCAACCGGATGGGTGCTGTGGGCAACGTCGAGCGGTTCCGGGGCGAGGGGTGGAAACTCAACGTCACGAGCACAGGCAACTCAAGCCTGCTGTCACGGGTGCTGATGTACAAGGCGATGCCCAAAGCCGAGAGCGTTCGCGTTATCGAGACTCCCGTACAGGCGTACAAGTTTGATAGCAAGAGCGAGACCGACGAGTTCAACTACCAATTGGAAGAGCACTACGGTCACGCCTGCATCCCCTACATGCAGTTCGTTATCAAGAACTTGGACGAGTGCCGGAACCTGTTCAAGGTCATGCAACAGCGAGTCGATGCGGCAGCGGATCTCTCGCAGCCTCACCGATTCTGGTCAGCGCAGGCGGCGTCTGCACTGGCGGGGCTCACGATTGCCAAGCGGCTCGGCTTGATCAACTATGACCTGAAGGAAATTTTCAAGTGGATTGTGGGGCAGATCCTCATCAACAAGGAAAACCTCACCGCCGCATCCGGCGATCCTGAAGACCTGTTGACGCAGTACTTGGCTGAAAACTACAACAACGTCCTGCGCATCAAGAGCACCGATGACTCCCGGGGTAAAGCGGCGGCAGATGAGTACATCGTCCCCGACAGCGCACCGCGCCTGCAACTTGTAGCGCGGTATGAGTACGACATCAAGCGACTGTACCTGCTGCCCAAACCGTTCAAGGAGTGGTGCATGCATCAGCAACTGCACTACGCCGACGTGGTGGATGGGTTGAAGAAGGGCGCGGCTCAGGCACGCATGAGGAAGGTACGGCTAGGTAAGGGCACCCGCATGAACCTGCCGCCGATTGACGTGCTTGTATTGGACTGCTCGACGTTCATGTCGGATGAGACGGAGCCTACCGATGCCCTCTTCGAAGCGACGGGAGCATGAGATAAACCCTGATGGCGTGCCGATTACAGTGGTCTGGAGTGCCCTTGTGGTCGGCGCATCTGTCTTCATTCCGGCAATAAACATAACACTGCTTATCAGGCAGATGAACGTAGCCGCACGTAAACGAAGTATGGTGCTCCGCGCAGCCGAACGCATTGAGAGCGGCAAGTTGGGCGCACGCTTCTGGAGAGTCCTGTGATACGATCCGGCTCGGTAGTGCAACGCTACCGTTTTCCATCTCGTATCTCTTCGATCAAGTGATCACCCCGGCCTTGCGCCGGGGTTTTTTATTCCTCAAGATCCTTGGCGAGAACAAGCAACTCATCACGCATCGCGTTACTAAGCGTCACGCCGTGATACAACTTCGGACGTGATGTGTCGAACGACCGCTGGCTGCGAGCGATAGTCTCTTCCATGTCAGACTGCGACCCCAGGGTCGGGTGCTTCACGTAGAGTTTTTCTAGCCGCGTACGCGCCTCTGTATATTCAGCGGTGTCGCCCTCACGCCGTGCCACGTTCATCTGTTGCAGGTACTTGCTGCGGTTGGTGGTCACCGTCTTGTCGATACCCTTGAGCGCAGCGTTGATCTCCAACTGCTTGGTGTACTCGGCAGGGGTAAAGCCAAGCATCTGTGCTGCGACGTTCCACGCACCGATGTCTCCGACGATGGGGTCACCCCGCATCGTGTTGGCACCCTCGGTGGCGAAGCGGTAACTCTTGAGCACGTTGCTGACGGCTACCGGCATGATGGCTTCGACGCCACGCTGCAACTCACCCTCACTGATCAGATCCATGCCGCGCTTGATCCGGCTTGCCGCGCCGTAGACCGGGCCACCGAAGTAGTTGGCGAAGTTGTCCGCCAAGGTTGCCTGATCACCTGCAAACGGATTCTCGCGGAAGATCAGATCGCTGAGGCCAGTTCTCTC